TCAATTATAACAATGGTCAAATAAGTGAATGGTTAGTAAAAGACAAATTTTGCTGTAATTATCAGCGTGACAATTTACCATATTATTATTTTGGTGATATGCAAGTCGGCGGAAATACATACCAAATCAAATCACATAAAGCAACATTTTGCACATTATCTCAATTACAGAGATATATAAACAGATACGGTTTAAAGAAATATTATTCTTATGATATGACCGTAACAAACAACACTGAAATAGTTGATATTGATTATATCGCTGATAGATGTTTCAATATTGATATGTTTGATAAAATCGGCACAAAAGAAGAACGTTGGTATATATGCGCTAACGATGATATAAAAAATAAACTTCTTTTAATGACTGATAGAATGTTTAGAGAAAACAGTTATATTGACTATTGGAATTTAACAGAAATTGCAAATAATAACGGTTTACGCCCTTTAAATTTAATTGCATTTCTTTTTGACGAAATGGATTGATAAAACAATAAACGACTTGTATTTATTACAAGTCGTTTTTTATTACTTCTAATTTGCTTTTAAATGCCGTTTTTTGACATTGTAATATAATCATAGTATAATTACATTGATTTTATTACAACGTCAAAAAACGGCATTTAAAACGCTATACGGCTATAACATAAAAATTGACGGCGGGACAATTCCAGACGCTTAAAAGTTAAATCATTTACCCGGGGGTCTATTTCTTGAGAAATCCCCAGTGAATCGCAGAAAAAGGGTACCCTGGCAACAAAATTTCAAGGGTCAATTTTTTCAGCCACCCGACAGAGCAACTTATACCTGAAATCTTGACTTTTGAATCCGAATTTGTTATACTTATTATAGGGGTTGAGAATAGGAACTTTTCCTATTAACTCTTTTAACTAAAATCTTAAATAGACTCCGTGTCTATAATATTATAAAATGTGGAGGGAGAACTAAATGGCAAAGTTTACATTAGATTTTGACATCCCTACTTCAAAGGGTCGTCTAAACGCCATTAAAGACATTGATTTAGCTTCTCTTACCAAGACAGAATTAGAAACCATTAGTAACTATGTCCTTTATGGAAAGGACGAAGATGGAAAGTCTGTGGTAGATAGAAAAGAAGTTTAGATTAAGACTAAATTTTCTTCATATCAAAAGGATAGATTTGTATCATTGGATGAGATGATGGAGAGTCCGACTTTTGATGAAGGTATACTGTAGAAGAATAGGACTATTTATAAGAAGATTAAGCCTACGATTGATAAGGAAAAGGCTAAGGACGTTCCGGGAATGATTGAACTTTGGGCTTCCATTGATAAGATGGCCGCAGATTTAGAAGCTTTAAAGACTAAGAAAGACCAAACTCCAGAAGACCGCAAACGTATTTACTATATGAACCACCACTTAATAGCACTTCGCAAATAGCAATATTATTTAATGGATAGCGTGTTCCCGACAACGCTTACACAGAGAAATAAGGCAGAATATCACCCTCATCCTACCGAGGACCAAATGAACTATCCTATCTTGCCGCGAGGGGTAATGTTATAGGAAGATGATAAAATGTTTATGTACCCAAGGCTTGCTAAAAATCTTGACACCGCGGCCACAAGGATTTATACAGATGAGGATATTAAAGATATGAGAGATAGGGGAAAGCCTTTCTTTGATTTTAGAAATGCGGACCACCTATACCAGTTGATTCAGCATTATGCGGAGATTGAGGCCTTTGTGGAAGAAATGCCAGATTCTCCATTACATAATCTTTTATGGACATTGGATTTTTATATTAAGAAAGCAAACCTTTCAGAATAGCAAATGTTGATTATTAGGGATAAGAAATTGAGATGCCCGAATAAGGAAATAGCAAAGCACCTAATGGATGAGCTTGGGATTTACCATTAGGAAAATTACATTAGCACGATTTGGAATAAGTGTTGTTAGCTTATTGCAGATGCGGTTGAACTTAATTATGATGAGTATTTGTGCAGGAATTATGATAAAGCTTGGAAAGTATGTTCTCGTTGCAAAACAGAATTGTTGAGAGACCCCAGAAACTTTGTTAAGAAGGCAAAGGCTTCAGATGGTCTGACAGGAAGATGTAAAAAATGTGACAAAGAACTTAGATAGATGAATAAGTGAGGTGCCGCCTCGCAGAAATTTAATGGAGGAAGGAGTAATGTTTAAGAAAAAAGAAAAAGAAGTATCACTGGATAAGTACAGTGTTGGCTTACTCGGAAATTTCAGAGAGCTATAGTATACGGATATTATTGGTATAGGTAATATACTTGGAGTTAAAGAAGAGGATAACTTTGATGACTATATAACTGCTATTATTGGTGTTTATATGGAAATGCCAAAGAGCAAGCGTAAGGCTATGTTAAAGTTGACTAAAGACCTCGTTAAGGCTAATAAGGAAATGATGGCTGACCCTAACTTCTACAAGGTGCCGCCAGAGGAATTGGCAAAGCAAGTTGTTGAAGCTACAAAGAACTATCACGAGAAGAAGGTCGAAGACTCCAGTTTCTTATCTATGGTGAAGAAGAAGTACCCACCGGGGGTATGAAACTGAAAACGTATATATAAGGTACCCTATATAATTTCATAGGGTACCTCATTTTGCTATAAATTTCTGAGGCCGCGGCCACAGATTTTTAGGAGGTGAGTTAAAATGGCACTCAAGAAATGCCAGCGCTGTGGTGAAGAATTAAGTACCGGCGCTTATATTGCAGTTAACTCAATAGTACACGGAGGAAGTCTCCCGATTTGTCGTCATTGTTTGGCGAAACAAATAGATAAAGCTTATAGTGAAGGAAATGGATGGAACGTGGTGGATAAGATATGCCAATGGGCTGACGTACCTTTCGTCCCAGAACATTGGGAGAAAATGTATGAAGGACATGGCCGCGATGCCATCGGAGTTTACATCTCGACTTTCAGAGGTAAGCCGTATGATACACTTGATTGGAAGTAGTACAATGACGTGTATTTATAGATACAAGAGGAAAATCGAGTATTAGATGCTCTACCAGAAGTCCGTGAAGGATTAAGACGTCGCTTAAGACAGAAGTGGGGTCAATAGTATGATGATGAGTCATTAGAGTATCTTGAAAACTTACATTAGGGTCTTCTAAGTTCATAGAATATCGTTGGTGCATTGAATGAAGACCAAGCACTTAAGCTATGTAAGATTTCTCTTATTATTGAGGAAAAGATGCGTAGTGGAATGGAATTTGACAAGGACTTGAAAGCATATGATTAGCTTTCTAAATTAGCAAACTTAACATCAAAGGTAGTTAAAGATGCGAATGAGTTTAACTCTATTGGTGAGGTTTGTGCGTTCTTGGAAAAGAAAGGCTTTAAGGTTAAGTATTACGATGGAGCGGTTCGTGATGAAGCAGACTTTACAGCTAAGGATATTAAATACTGGTTACAATCATTATATGTTAATGAGACTGGTATTGCAGAAGAAATTGAACAAAGAATTGAGAATTTAAAGGTTACTGCCCAAATGACTGGTGGTCAGTTCAACGAGAAAGAGTTTAGAGATTATTTATCAGATGGTCTTACTAAGATTGAAGATGAAGACTTTAAACTTGACTTGGAGTGATTGTAATGGTAGAAATAGAAGAGAAGGACAATTATCTGAATATACCATTACCTGGCGCTATACTTAATACTATTCACTATGTTGTTGGTAAGACTTCTTAGGAATTTACCAGAGAAGGTATTGTGCTTGAAAAAGGTGCGGTTTTAAGTGAGAGACGTATTGAGAACAATCTTACTTTATATCAGTAGTATATAAGCCTCTGGACTGTATATCCAGACCTTTATTTAAAACTTATTACGCCAACAACTTCTAAGTTTAAGTTAAAGTTTTTCCAAATCATATTCCTTAGAGCTTGTTTACGTTATGGTCGTGTTCTTACCATAGCACCTCGTGCCGCCGGTAAGAGTTTTATATGTATCTTAGCTCTCTACTTAATTTGTATGTTTAGACCTGGTTCTCACGTATTCCAGTGTGCTCCTGGTAAAGCACAAGGTGCGAAGATTGCAAACCAGAAGATACATTAGCTTTGGGATTTGTTGCCGCTGCTTAAAGAAGAAATCCTTGGTGATGGTAACTTTGGTAATGACTATGTTAAATTATCATTTAGAAATGGTTCAATTCTTGACGTTATCAGTCCTTTGAACTCTGCCCGTGGTAACCGTGCGACTGTCGGTATCCTTGACGAGTTCCGTGACCATGATGCTAATAACGTTAATGAAATTATCTTACCATTCCTTAACATTGAGCGTCCAATGGTTAACCAAGATAAGAATGAAAATGAGCCTCAGCAGGTTCAGCTTTGGATTTCATCTGCGTCAGACAAAAATACATTTGCATATGATAAAACTATCGAGTTAATGGAACTTGCAATTCTCCAGCCTGAGAAGGTATTCTGCTGGGGATTCGATTATCGTGTTCCAGTTTATACAGGACTATTATCTAAAGACTTCTTAAACGAAATGTAGATGTCCAGCACTTTCAGTGAGCAAGGTTTTGCGAAAGAGTATATGAGCCGATTTGTAGGAAGCTCTGATGATGCTTGGTTCGACTACGAGAAGCTGCTTACTCATAGACGAATAGTTAATCCCGAGACTCATGAAATTGTTAGAAGTGATATTGAAAGTTTCTACATATTATCAGTGGATGTAGCGAGAAAAGGATGTCAAACTGCCTGCACTGTTTTAAAAGTGTTCCCAGGCGGTGAGAAATATACTTGCAATATCGTTAACGTATATGTTCTTGGTAAGACTGAAGATGAAAAGGTTTTTGACCGTTAGGTTATAGAACTTAAACGTCTTATTAAACGTTTTAACCCAAGAGAAGTTGTACTTGATATTAACGGTATTGGTGTTGGTTTCGCAGACTTTATGATAAAAGAATCTTTAGACCCAGTTACCGGTGAAGTCCTGCCAGCTTATGGTTTTATTCCCGACCACGATTTCGGATATGAAGATATACAGCCGAGAAACTGTCCAAAGATAATATACGGAGTTAAGGCAACTGGTTAGATTAACAGCGATATGCATACTGCATTATATGCTAAGGTCTACTCTGGATGTGTTAATTTCTTAATCTCTGAACGTAAAGCAAGAGACAAGATTAATGCAACTGCCGTTGGAAGAAAGATGACTCCAGAACAGAAAATTGCTCGTTTAATGCCACACGAAATGACATCACAATTAATTGATGAAATTGTTAATCTTAGAACAAAACCTACTGGTATCAATAACCAGATTAAGGTTGAGTTAATAAATTAGCGTATGACCAAGGATAAATTCTCTGCGCTTGAAATGGGAATTTATCGTATGGTAGAAATCGAGAATGAGGAGATTTCCCACCGTCGTAATAGAGGACTTGGTAGAAAACTCACATTCTTTAAGAGTGGAGGTAGAAAACGTTGAACGCACAAGTAAATGCTGTTTATACAGATGCCTTGAAATAGGCGAGAGCTGAACGTCTTGATACCTTCAAGAAGGCACTTAAAGGTATGATAGCAACGTCTGAGGCGGCATATCAGAAGGCTACTGGTAAGTTCGTGAAAACTCGACGTGACAGAATGTATTCTAAGGATGATATAAAGCGAATCGTTCAAGAGGGTAATCCAATTGAACGTGCCGCCCTATCAGAATATTTCTTTGCTACCAATGGACTTTATAAGCGTATCATTCTTCATTACGCAACATTCTTGACATACTCATGGATACTTGTTCCATATGAGAAATCACGTACTCGTGATAATTCTGAGATAACAGATAAGAAAGTTATTTCAACTTATTATGATGCCGCCGATTTCTGCACTAACTTCCAGATAGAAAGAAAGTGTACGTTATTTGCTAAAGATATTTTAGTAAAAGGCGGATATTATGGACTACTTCACGATGATGGCGAAAACGTAGTAATTTAGGATTTACCTTTTGATTACTGTCGTAGCCGCTTCAAGAATGCTTAGGACGTAGATATTGTTGAGTTCAGTATGGCGTTTTTTGATAACATTCGAGATGACGCTTTGCGCGAGGAAATACTTAACACATATCCACGTTATATTAGCAAAGCTTATAAGAAGTATAAGCATCATAATGGCGATAAATGGATATTCCTTCCTGCAAAGGATGGCATTTATTTCTGCTATTTTGAGGAACGTCCGTTCTTCTTGGATTTAATTCCTCTTCTTGATGACTTAGACGATTATAAGGACATTGATAAAGAGCGTAATATGTAGGCTTTGAAACGTATTCTTGTTCAGTAGGTGCCGCTTGATGGTATGAAACTTGTATTCGAGCCTGATGAAGCAGAAGAGATGCACGAAGGTGTTCTCGATATGATGACTAATAACCCTGACGTTGATGTTTTAACAACATATAACAAAGTTAGCTTATTAGACATGAGTGCTACTGATGATGAGAAAACAGAAATAACTGACATTCAGGACCTTATATATTCATCTGCCGGCCTGTCAAAGGAATTATTCTTTGCAACAACTGAGGCAGGACTTAAATACTCTATTAATAATGACCTTGCGATGATAATGATTTTAGGTCAACGTTTTGCACACTTCTTTACAGTTTTGCTTAACTATAAGTTTGAGAATAAGAAAGTTAGATTTAGACTTGTCATTCTTCCTTTGAGCTATTACAACAGCGATGATTACACATCCCACGCTAAGGAATTGGCTGCATTTGGTTATCCATTCTTAACACCAGTTGCTTCAACTGGATTAGACCAGACCAACCTTGTAGCTCTTAAAGCTCTTGAGAATGGACCTCTTAATCTTGATGAAGTTCTTAAACCTCTTCAGTCTGCTTATACTCAGTCTGGTAAAGCTCAGGGACAGCCGATAAGTGACGGAAAAGAGCCAGCTTCCACACCGTCAGCTAAAACTGACTCCGGCGGCAAGTAGGAGTAGAAAAAAGAGGATAACAATAAAAAAGAGGAGGGCGATGATTAATGAGTAACATAAATCATTCTGACTTCTCAAATCCACCTTGTACTTTAGACGTAACAGTCTACGGTGCGCCAGAAAAATATAACGATGTCTTATCTAAAAGCAGAGTACGAATTTTTTATAAGGGTATGAATAGAAATCGTACTTTTATATCAGAGGATTTTGCGAATTAGCTTATAGCATCTTTACCATATACTCCAGTTAAGGGAATCTTTGATAAAGACTCCCTTGACTTCGAGGACCACGGTGAAGATAATTCTGATGGACGTATCTATGGAATCGTCCCCGAAAATCCAAACTTCGCTTGGGAAGACTTCGAAGATGAAGATGGTGTCACTCGTTCATATGCGTCTTGTGACGTTCTTCTATTCACTGGTATTTATGCCGAAGCCCATTTAATTCCTGGAAAGCCCCAGTCAATGGAGATTTTCAGAAAGAACTTAAAGGGTGAATGGCGTTTGAGCGAAGAAGACGGAAGACCATATTATTACTTTATATCAGGTGGACTCTGTGGTTTACAGACCTTGGGAGAAGATGTTGAGCCTTGTTTTGAGGGTTCTGCTTTCTACTCCAAACTTACAGAAGAACAGCTTATTGAAGTAATGACTGCTTACGTCAGAAACTTTACTAAGAAGAAGGAGGAGAGTAAGAAAATGGATAAGTCACTTTTCAGATTATCTGATAATGAAAAGGCAGACATTTTGTTTGACCTTGTAAATCCTAACTTCAACGAAGCCGGCAACTGGGAAATCAGTGCTTTTATCGTTGACGTTTATGATGACTATGCTCTTTGCCGCAGCAAGGAAGGCTTTATGAGAGCATACTACACTAAGGACGGCGACAATGTAACTCTTGGTGATACTGTATCAGTTAAGATTACTGACGTTACTGAAGCTGAGTTCACAGCTCTTGAAGCTATGAAGGCAGTTGGTAATGGTTCATTCGAAGCTGCTAATACTGCTTACACTGAGGCTACTGAAAAGGTTGCTTCTCTTGAAACAGCTGCAACTGAGTTCGAGACTGAGAAGACTTCTCTTAATGAGAAAATTACAGCTCTTGAGACAGCAGCAAGTGAGTTTGAGTCAACTAAAACTACTCTTGAAGCTTCAATTGCTGAGAAGGATACTGCTATTGCAGATTTCAACTCAAAGATTGAAACAATGGAGGCTGAAAAAGTTGAATTAAACAATAAAATTAACGACATTACAAATGAGAACACAGCATTGGTCGAGTTCAAGAAGAATGTTGAAACTGACCAGAAGAACGCTATTCTTGCTAAGTATGAGGAATATCTCAGCGATGACGCTATCACAAACTTTAAGAACTCTATGAATGACCTCTCTGTAGACGAGTTCAAGAAGGACGTATGCACAGCAGCTGTTGAGAATGACCCATCAATCTTCTCAAATAGAAAGAACGAGCCAGATAAGTTCTACAAGGGAGATAATGCAAGTGGCAAGGTCGTAGAGACCGGTGCTCTCGCACTATTAAATAAAAGATTGAATGGAGGTAATAAGTAATGGCACTTCATGAATTTGATTGTAAAGGTTACGGTCAGATTGAGCCATCACAGGTTTGGTTCAACCGCGCAGGTATGGTTGAAGCACAGTGTGAACTCAATCCTAACCAGTTTGCTTCTCACTTCCCAGTTCTTCCTGCTGAGGCTGCTCAGGGAAAAATTGTTGCTGAGAACGGCGCATTTTTAATGTGCGATAAAGAAAGAAAGCTTGCTTGCATTCCTTCAGCAAAGTTAGCTGACTTCGGTTATGTTGCTGGTATTAACTACTCAACTGAGAAGATTTATAACCAGTTTACTCCTGGTCGTAGAAACTTCTGCATGGTTGCTGGCGAATATCTCCCAAGAATCGGTTTCACCGAGCCTGGTATGAGAATTTGCACAAACTCAATCGTTTGGGATGACCAGTCTGACTTTATGAAGACTCCTTATGTTGCTGACGGCGGAAATATTAAGGATTCTAAGGTTATGTATGACGCAGTTAAGGCTTATATTGCAGCTATCAGAAAAGCTGAGGAAACTCTTGATGATGACAATGATGTAAGACCTGATATTGCTCCTATTTATGCAGTTCTTCTTGATACAGCAGATTATACTGCAAATGCAGATGCAAATGCTCCTATTGTTAATAGAGGTAAGCTTGTTTTCACAACAAGAGCTGCTCTTATTGCAAAGGCAATCGGTGGCGTTTACGCAATCGTTACAGAAGCATACAACAACGCTGATACAACACTTAGCTTCAAGCTTAAGTTTGTAAATAAGCCTACTCTTACAGCGTAATTAGAAGGAGGGATAAAGAATGGCTGATATCAAAGCAATAAAGGATTTGGTTGTTCACTCTTTCTATGGAACAAGTCCAGACCCTACTAAGTTTAGTAATAAGGACGTTAAGGCTACTCTTAGTGAAGAAATTCACAAGTTAGCAAACGACTACAATTCATACAGAAGAAATAAGCTCGACCTTTTCGAGATTATGCAGGAAGCATATACTGAGATTCTTCCTAAGCAGGTTGAACAGTTCATCGGTTCTTTCGCAGAAGTTAAGACTGTTCCACTCAATCAGAAGGCTGTATTCGTAATCAACACTGGCCGTAGACGTGCTAAGCAGTTCATTACAGCAGTTGCTCTTTCTGGTGTTTATGAGAGCTTCAGACTTGATAAGAACACATTCGAGCTTGGTGGACGTGCAATCGGTGGCGCTGCTTACATTGACTTCGAGAGATACCTTTGTGGCGACGAGGACATCGCAGAGTCTACTAATCTTCTTCTTGAAGGTCTTCAGGAAGCTGTTTACGGTGAAATCCAGAGAGCTCTTCTTGCAGCAGTTAATGCTGACAATAGACCTGCTAAGAACAAGTACATTGGTGCTGGTTTCGATGCAGATGCAATGGCTTCACTTTGTGCAGTAGCTTCAGCTTACAGCGCAAGCGGTTCTGTTGTAATTTATGCTACACCTGAGTTCGTTGCTGAAATGGGTCCTGATGCAATCGGTATGCCTGTATATGGTAATGCTCTTCAGGGCGCTATGGCTGCTGGCCAGTACGGTGGATACGCAACTCCTGTATATAACCCACGTAACATTGAGGAAATCGCTGCTTATGGCAGAATCCGCACATTCCGTGGTAACCCAATCGTTGAAATTCCTCAGTCTTATACTGACGAAACTAACGAAGTTACAATCGCTAACCCATCTACAGCTTACATCTTCCCAGTTGGAGATACAAAGCCTGTAAAGGTTGTATTTGAGGGTAACACTCAGCTTGATGATTGGCAGCACAGAGACCGTAGCTTCGAGATTGAAGTTTACCAGAGAGTCGGTGTTGCAATTCTCACCAACTACAACTGGTGTGTATATGTTAACCTTAATCTTGCTGACCCTAAGAAGTATCCTACTAAGTACGAGCTTCAGCTTGACCCAAGTCTCGACCCTCGTATCTGATAGTTAACAGGAAAAAGATATTAATTAAAATTAGGTAAAATACCATGAGAACGGTGAGTGAGTTCGGCTCACTCGCCGTTTTTGAGTTTAAAGGAGGAATTAATAATGGAAAGAATGGTAAAAGTAACCAATATGGTAGATGCACAGGTAGGTATTACAGACCTTTCTGTAGGTGTAAAACGTCGTTGGCAGAAGAGAGGACAGTCATTGCCTATTCCTTTTGACCAGCTTCAGATATTACTTTATAATGATGGCGTTGCAAATATGTTTAGACAGGGTATGCTTTATATCGACAATATGAAGGATAAGCAGGACCTCGGTCTTGAGCCTATGGAAGCAACAGAGCCTACAAATATCATCGCACTTAGCGAGACTCAGATGAGAGAGCTTTTGAACAATAAGCCAATAGCTGTTTTCAAAAAAGAGCTTGCCAAGTTACCCGATGCTCAGATAGATAATCTTATTGATTTTGCAATTTCAAATAAAATTGTCAATGTTGATAAGTGTGCAATCTTAAAGGAAGTTACTGGCCGTGATATTCTCAAGGCTATAAGAACACAGGAAGAAATCGCTGCAGAAGATGCTGCAGAGAAGAAAGCCGCAGCTGAGGGAAGAAGAATCTAATTTAAAAGGTGATGTAAATGGTAACATTACAGGAAGTCTACGATAACTTCCTCAGTCGTATATCAGACGATGAATGGTCTGACTGCAACATTACAGAAGAGGACTTGAAGTGGATGACTGCCGACTGGCACGCTATTTTAAATTAGGCTATTCCATATTTTAAATTTCCTCGTTGTAGTCTAAGAGTAGACGATATAACTCAAACATTTGCAGACCCCAAGATGTCGGATGATGAAGTTAATATACTTGCTGTATATATGAAATTACAGTGGGTAAAACGTAGCATCGACACCTGGGAGAATATAAAAACTCAATATGATGAACATGAATTTTCCCAAGCCCATTTGCTCAATTAGTTTATTAAGTTAAAGGCCCAAGCCGAAGAAGAAGCTAAGGACCTTGAAGCTATTTACTACCGTGCTCCTTCTAAGGCACCATTTAAGTATGGCCGCCTTGCTGGTGGAGGACGTAATAGGAGAAGTAGACGTGGCCAATATAGATGATGTAAGAGAAGCCTATAGAGACAAGATGAAAAAGAAACTCTATGGGCTTCTTCGCGAAAGAGAGAAAAATGGGGAATGGAAGAAGTTCTTAGATAGTATTCTTATTGAGTTAATGGGATATGAAGATTGTAATAAGACAATTGACTATTACACTCTTTATTATAAATTATCCGCCTGCCGTTATTTATCTTTCGAGTATTATCGAAAGACACTCTTTGAGTGCATGAACTTATTTGATAGGATTGATGTTCAATGAGTTACTTTACAGATGTGTATTTGAAAAGAATTAATCACGGCGGCTTCACACGTCAGGACAGAATTAAGACTCGAAAAGAAGTAGAGTTTGATAGATTGTTCCTGAAATAGACCGAATATTTGGTTACGCTCTATCAAGTTAATGATGAACCTGTTGATGTATAGGCGTCTTTGTAGCCTAATAAATGGAATGAAAGTAACTTGATAGGTAATCTTTTAATGTCCACTTCTGCCGCGCCACTAAAAACTGGGGACATTTTATATATAAAATAGAAGATTAAAGATAAGGAATGGGATAAGATTTGGATAATAATTTATAAAGAAGATAATCTTACTAAAGGACATTAGTCTTACAAGGTTATATGCCTTGACACCGAAATTAATTTGATTGATGAATATGGCACAACACGTTATTCAGCACCAGCTAAGTATGTTAATAATGCACAGTCTTTGATGTAGGATACTACTATTAAGAATGCGAATGAACTTGGTTATAACGAGCCATTCTCAACAAACATTATTATTACTTAGGACAATCCAGAGCTTCAGAAAGGTTCATATTTTAATTATATGAATAGAGGCTGGCAGATTGTTGGCAAGAATAATTATGCTGTTCCAAATGTGGCATATCTTTATATCAGTGAGAGATTGGTTAAAGAAAACGAGCCACTTTCATCTGAAAATATTCTTGTCGGTGAAGATGATAACTTCTTCTTGAATGGAGTGTGATTTAATGGAATCTACTGTTAAATACGGACAAGAAATTGGTAAGAATTTAATCAAGATTGGCAAGAAACTTATGAAAGACCAGACTCTTTTAAAGTTACTTGTTAATACAGGAAGAGACCCATTGAATCCAGCCGTATATCCTAATGAAATTGACGGTTTAAAACTGATGAATAAGAATATTCGTTTTGTGCCGCTTTTGACTCTGAAAGAGGCTAAAGAAGGCAGTTAGAATACAGAATCAAAACTCGTCATTTTCTTTGATGAAGGCTCCATTAATGGTTTAAATTCAGACAACGAAAACTTGTCTTTGGTTATAAATGTATATTGCCCCTTTGATGAGTGGCTAATTACGGGAGATAATTTGCGCCCCTTCGCAATAATGAGTTAGATAAGATAGACTATACAGGACAGACGTATAAACGGTTTAGGAGAAATCAAATATCTTGGTTTTTCCGTCACTTCATTAACTGAAGAGATGGGATGCTATAGTATGAGGTTCGCTATTAATGCTTTCAGCTAATTAGATTGAAGAGGTCAAGGAACAGGCTTTCTGCAAAGTTCCTTCCTCTTTTTATGATAAATAGTACATTTGTAAAGTCTATCCTTACTCAATTAAAGAAATTGTTGAAATGGGCACAACAACTTACAATAAGCGTCTCGGTTTACTTCTATTGACCGCTGACGATATTGGGAATATAATTAAAGAAAAAACAGGTACAGAACCGACAGAGACAATTCATCCTTTGGAATACTTATTACAAAGCGCGGCATATGATGATATGTTTTTGTTAGAACTGAAGAATACCTTTTCTACATTTATAAAGGAGGAAGTATTATTACTTCCGAAAATCAATTCAGTGTTAGTTGGTGGTCCTTCTGCAAGTAAGGAGAAGCGCCTCATAACTCTTGATAATTTTAGTGATTTTCAAGACATATTGAGATTACAGAATCGTCGAGAAGTTCCAGAGCCGCCGCCAGCAGATGAGACACCCGGATAGCGCAAAATGCGCCTATTGAGAGAAAAAGTTGCTGCCGTTAAAAAGAAATAGGCTTAGAAAAAAGGTGAAGGGCAAACTTTAGTCGAGCTTATGGAAATAGCGAGCACTTTTGGAATTGATAGAAATGAATCTCTATATGCTTTTTATAGCTTGGTCCGCAGACATCAAATGCGTGAGAAATGGCAGCAAGACCTTCAAATGATTTGTGCTGGTGCGGATAGCAAAAAGCTGAAAACAAAATATTGGGGTGAAAATCCCGACGATTAAGGAGGTTAAAGAATGGCTAATACTCAGAACCTTTTTGAGAAGTATGGTATTAAGGAAGTCGCTGACGTAACTTTCTACCGTATTGAAAAGAAAGAAGAGACATTCGAGTCTCAGAGAACTATTACAGCCGCTTCTGTTTTAAAAGGCGCTCTTGAGCTTCGTACAGTTTACCCAGTAAATGAAGAAGGCGTAGGCGACGAGGACGGCTTTGAGGCATATGTATTTACTGATGCTGACCTCATTGAAGGAACAAACTACGATTGTGATGACAACGAAAAAATAGTTGCTAAGCTTGTTGCTTATTATGATGAGTCAAAGAATACTCTCAGTGCAGACCACACACAGGCTGATGTTGAAGATGTATTTGAAGATAATCAGGAAGCTATTGTAAAGGCTGCTCTTGAAGGCAAAGTTCCTATGGTTGAACTCGCTGTTGACTCTATTGTAGTTACTGACCCAGAGGATTTTGTTGGTGTTGAACTTCTTAAGGTTACAACTGATAGTTCAACTGACCCAGCAACTGTAACTGAGGAAACAGTCGTTGTTACAGCAGATTCTGACCTTGCAACAATTATTGGTACAACAGGCGTTAAGCTTTATGGACCAATCGGTATTGGTATTCCTACTTTCGTATTTAAGAGAGATAAGGATACTGGTATCCCAGTTGGTAGCGATGTAATTCTTGCTAACTTAGCAAGTTCTAATCCTGTAGACTTCACAGCTAATGTAACTCTTACTGAATACTCAGACCATGTTACTAAGGCTAAGGGCACAATGACTGGAGAAATCACACTTCAGTTTACAACAGACCTTGCAACTGGTGTTTACAACACAAATGCTACAACTGCTGATGCAAGCAGATATCCTGGCGTAGGAACTCACGAGTTCACTTACCCACAGCAGGTTGCTATATTGTTCGCTAAGAACCAGAACCTTATTGCTAAGACTGGTGTAAGATACGTATTCGAGAATGCAGACACAATGTTCGGTGATTTCGACTTTAATGACCAGTTCGCTGGTGCTCCTAAGTCAGCTGAAAGAATCGTAGTTGTTGGTCTTGCTGGAAAGTTCGATGAAGGCTCATACGATTTGGATGAGATTAAGGAAGCTTTTGCAAAGCTTACAGATGCAATCGAAGCTAAGGCTTACGATGTAACATACACAGACTACGCTGAGCTTGTAGTTGAAGATGAGATGGGCTACTACAATCCTGCTTTCTTGGGTAATAACTACACAAGAGTAAACGGCAATGGTAGAATCCAGTTCTTCGCAGATGCAGCAGCTTATATCGCAGCAGTTGGTGCAGATAAGTATGATGCAGCTATTGCAGGCGCAGTAATGTGGGGCGATGACAAGCACTACAGCATTAATGATGCTATCGACGCTCTTCGTCAGAAGAGACTTGTTCTTGATACTGCTTCAGAGCTTGGTGCCGGCGGCCTTGCAGGTGTATTCGGTGGTTATAAGGTAAATTCAACTGGTGACCCAGCTCCCGGTGCAGAAGATACTGATACAACTGAAAACCTTTATGGTTACACTGTTGATGGTACTGCTGTAAAGCACGCTTATAACAATGAAGATATTAAGACACAGTATCCTCTTGACCAGGTTGTTACTGCTCTTAATGAAATCGGTATGCTTGATGGTACTCTTGGTAAGGAAGTAAGAGTAGACTACACTGGTGGTCATACTTCTAATAGAGCTATTTACGTTAAGGTAAATGGTGCTATGGATACTGCTGCAAGTGCTTATATGTACTTACTCCACAACAAGAACTACAACAGACTTGCTCTTGATAAGGACGGAATCTTCAAGTTCAACGATAAGAAGGGTAACACACTTTACTACCAGGATAAGATTTTCAAGGGTGTAGAGTGGCTTGCACTTGTAATTATCGGTAACAAGGGACTTATCTTCGTAGTTAACCGTCACGGCAACAAGAACGTTACAAGAACTGCTTGGATGGTAAATGACGGCGGTTACGTCGACAACAGAAAGGCAGAACTTCTTGTTAAGAATGGTTTAATCCACACAACTGTAATTACAGCTAACAATGAAACATTTGAAGCTACTTGCACTGTTGGTGGACTTAAGATACACAAGACACAGAAGAAGGCTAACCGTTATGTTCCAGTTCTCTTCCTTGATACTCTTAAGGTATCTACTATCGAGCAGACAGCTCAGGAAGTTTATGCAACTGGTGGTAAGGGTAATGCAAACCTTATCGGTTGGGACTATGGTAAGGAAATCACACTTAACATTACTGATGCTCTCTTCACTCCAGCTTCTATGGCAGCTATCTATGGTAGCTACGAGGGCAACGACTTCCGTAAGGGCGTCAAGGAGACAAAGAAGATTGACAGAATGGAGAAGTGCACTGCTAAGAGAAGCTTCATCGTACCTGCTGGTAACTTGAATGGAACTCCTTCTGAGGCAGACAGCACAGCACAGGCTGTTTACTATGACCCAGCTACTATGGAGCCTTATGCAGATGGTACTCCAATTGCAGAAGGTGAAATCTTCTACAAGTGGACTCGTTCAGTTGCTTACGAGGGCAATAGTCTTGGTAATACAATTGAAATCTCTGCTGATAAGTTCCCTGGCACTTACAAGGTTGTCGGTGACACATTTGTAAGAAGTAAGGAAACTGGTGAGGATGAGAGATTCCAGTTCGTAATCCCACAGGCTAAGATGAACTCTGAGCACACAATCACTCTTGAAGCAGAGGGTGACCCAACAGTATTCGAAATGAGCCTTAAGGTTCTTCGTCCTGAAGACGGCGTAATGGTTAAGTTTATCCAGTACAATGTTGTAGAGAACGAAGAGGAGAACGATGGTTCTACTATGGTTAAGGATACTGAGAACCTCAACCTTCTTGATGATGCTGAACTCTTCAAAGTAAGCGCTGACGGCGTTGACGAAGAAGATGCAATCGGTGCAACAGAATATTAATAACATATTAAGCTAAGAAATTGGCTATTGAATTAAATAGTTCAATAGCCAATTTTTCTTAGGATAAAATAAGCGAGGTGAATATGTGTGAATATATTTGACCAGTATGGTATAAAGGAAGTCGCTGACGTTACCTTGTACAGTATTCATAAGAAGAAAGATGGTAGCGGCGATGTATATTATGTACCCGCACTTTATCTTGATACTTTGAAAATTTCCACAGCTGAGAAGACTGCGGAAAATGTATGGGCACAGGGTGGTAAAGGAAATGCTCGCTTGATTAACTGGGACTTTGGCAAGCAGATTAACGTTACCCTTGAGGATGCTCTCTGTACACCTGCATCATTAGGATTATGTTGGAATGGTACATTAAGCGCAGACTGGAAAGATGCTCAGCTTGATTATGATACAGATATTTGTTATTGCAAGAACCCATTAACAAAGATTTCAAGAATGGAAAAGTGCATTTTCCCAGGCATGAATAGTGAAAGAAGTACAATTTCTCATTTACTTCCTAAGCTTTCAGAAGATGAGGTTGACCCAAGTCTTGACCTTCTTATGCGTTCATCAGTAATTGATGGTGCAGAAATTAGAGGTCACGGCATTATTCAAGGACACGTATATGGCTGGAGAATGGCTATTGAAACAAGAGTTAAGTCAATTGCAGTTGTTCCAGATAAGTTCTTTGATATTAAAGGTCGTTCTTATCCTATTGACCAGTTTAAGAAGATTTCAGTTTCAAGTCTTCCAGACTATATCAATTATAAGGATGCTATTATATATAAGATTAATAGCAAGTCAGATTTGAAAGCTCCAAGAGCAGAAATCATTTTCGATGATGCTATGGAGGGCGGCGTAACAGCTCACGTTGAACCAGACAAGAAGAGTGCTACTACAAAGACCACTGAACCTAATGTTCTTGTAAAGTCTTATCCATATAAGTAGAACAGAACATTCGCTTCATTGTTTGGTAAGGATGCTGAAGAAAAGCCATTCATTGAAGACCAGCTTGGAAGCATTTATAACATTGGCGATGAGCCAATCGAAATCTGCGAAGCTGATTATCTTGCTATTATCGTAGATAGTAATGATGATTACTATGCATTACTTGGCGTAGCTACTACTGTAGACGATGGAGACCTCGATGATGCTGTAACTTGGACACAGCCTAAGACTCCTGTTAACGTTTACCAGTTTAAGAATATAGATATGTGGTTGAGATTTGATAGTATCAATGCTCTTGCTTATTTCTTAATAACAAAGTATGAGGATGATATAAAGAAGATAAATCCTGTTACTATTGACCCAACTACTATGGTATATAGTTCTGATGATGACATTGCGCCGGCAGTTAATACTCGTGATGGTGATGACCCAATTGAGCCAGTTGAGCCCGATGAGCCAGGTGATGACCCAGGTGAGCCCGATGAGCCAGATGATGACCCAGAGCCGGAGCCAGACCCAAGAGAAGATGAGTGGGCAGTAAATCAGAACATTACAGAAGTTACTGAAAATACAGATGGCGAGTCAAGAAAGGCTGAAGGAAAACTTTGGGCTTATATTAACCCAAGAACAATGCAGCCTTATGCTGATGACTATTGGTTCCATCAGGGCGAGCCATTCTATGTAAAGTCTCTTACAATGGCTCCAAAGGGTAAGAGAATTAAAGGCAATAAGATTACTATACGTGCCGACCAGTGGCCTGGTATGTATATGATGGTAGGAGAAACTTATATCCGCTCTCGCGACACAGGTGAAGACGAGCGTATGCAGATTAAGTTCCCATTATGTAAAGTTCGTTCAGACCATACGCTTACATTGTAGGCAGATGGCGACCCAACTACTTTTAATTTGAACTTAGAAGTAGCTAAGCCAAAGAGCGGAATTATGATGGAGCTTACAGCTTATGAAATAGCTGAAAAAATGCTTGAAGGAGAGAATGGTTGCTTCTATGCAGTAGATGGCTCAACCGAAGTGTTGAGTGAGTAATAAAAGGAGGCGAGACAGGTGGCTAATATATTTGAACAATATGGTATTAAAGAAGTTGCTGATGTAACTATCTATGCTATTGAACTTGACAAATATGATAACGAGGTTTATATTCCGGTTATGTACCTCGACACCTTAAAAGTCTCTACATTAGAACAGACAGCAGAAGAAACCTCCGCCAGAGGCGGCAAGGGCAATCCTGAATTGATTACTTGGGACTACGGGAAAGAAATTTCCCTTAGTCTCGAGGATGCCCTCTATACTCCTGCAAGTCAGAGCCTAATGTGGGGCGGAAAGTTCGGAATAAAGAAGCCTAAAGTATAGGGCTTATGGAATCCTTTGGTTTATCCAAAAGATGAATATGGAAGAATTACATACCTTGAGAAGAAAGTCCTTCCAAATTATGTAAATGGATACTTCACTTATGCAGATGGTACTCCTATCCGTGAGTTACCAAATTCTACTTTCTTATATTATGGAAGAGAAAATGATACTGTTGTTTGTATCCGTTCTGCAAGTTCTATAACTCCATATATAACTGCAATTACTCTTGCAATGGAACGAGACACTCTTCATAATGCAATAACAGGAGAAGAGATTGAAGTAAAGACTGACGAACTTACTGCAATGCAAGAGGATTTGGAAAACCTTGTTTTTGGTAGAGCGGCACAGGGTGCTTACTTTGTAGTTGATGAACACGGTATCCCTCAAAATCCTGAGATTCCTGCTACAGATTTAGGCGAAGTCACAGAATATGCTCCATCAACAGTTGTTTCATTTATTTGTCCTTGTGATGGCTCTATAAAGACAGTTCAATTCGTGCCGGCAGAGGCAGAATATAAGTATGAGTCTCTTGATGACTATGCTGCTGGTTATAAATGTCCAAAGGGCTATGAAACTGGTGAGAGAGAATCAGCAGAAGATACTGAAGCTACTCTTGTTAAAACTTATTACTGGAATATTGGAGAAAATTCAATCGTAGAAGGTTTGACAAAAGCTAAGCAAGACCATCCTTTAACTTATAAAGGAAGACCAGAAAGAGCAGAAATGGCAATTGACAATTATGGAGATTTCAATTTCAGTACTTTCGATATGCAGGTTCTTAACGGAGTTGAGGGCGATGGCGTTATTACTCTTGATGATACTGCCGCAGACCAGTTCTGTATTTATACTCCAATTCCTAAATGTGACGGTATTATCGGAGACAGTGCAACAGCTTGTGGTAGTTCAGTTGCAGCTTATGGCTATGAATGGAATAAGGTAGATATGAAGATGGTTTCATTTGAAGGAGATTAGGACATCTATTATCTTGAAAATGCAAATCTTCGTTATCGCGTTCCTCGTAATAGTACACAGAAGGAAATTATGATAGGCCGCCAGGGCTTCTATGAGACAGTATATGATGCAGATTCTGAGCCACAGTGGATAAAGGCAAATGATGAAGAAATTGTTAACATTATGGAACTTACTCGTCAGAATATATAGAGACAGAGTTACGGTTACTTTGTGAATCCATATGATGCAACAATTGATTTCTTTATGAATGTTGAGCTTAATCTTCCAGTTCAGAATAACAAGTCAATTAAGCGTTTTGTAAGAGTTCCTCTTGGACGTTTTTATATTATAGCTGACTGGAACTTTGGTGGAGATACTCCATATGACCTTATTCATCCTATTTAGAGTGGAATGGAAAACGTACCAGTTCTTGATAGAATGGAGAAGTGTAAAGCAACTCAGACATTCGCTATTGATGCTAATAAGAATCTTGCAATGGCTAATTACCGTTATATGCAGGAATATGCTGAAGCACCACTTACAGTATTTATTGACCCTAAGACAATGAAACCTTATGAGCCAAATGCTGGCAGTTTCACTCGTCAGAGTGGTGATGTTATTACAGGTAATCTTCGTATTATAAAATAGTACGAAATTTATTATAAATGGACTCGTACAATAGCTCCTCCTTATACAACTCTTGGACATCGTATCATCGTCGATGCTGAGCACTTCCCAGGCACATATCGTATCGTTGGTGAGACATATTGCCGTAGTCGTGATGATGGTAAGGATTAGAGATATTAGTTTGAGATTCCTCTTGCAAAACTTTCACCCGAAACAAATCTTACTCTTTAGGCTGACGGTGACCCAACTACATTCCCAATGAAGTTTAAGGTATTGCGCCGCGACGATGGAGTTATGATGAAGTTGACTCAGTACAATGTAGATTGCAACAGTTATGATGGTTATACAAGTGGTAGTACAAAGGTAGTTCCTACTGATGTTATTGAAGATAACACATACGATACTATTTATAGCTCTACTAAGGAAGCTGCAATTCGTCTTGTTAAACCTCCAACAATTACAAGAGAATTTAATGAGGAAGAGCTCGGTGGACAGATTGAAATTACTGAGGATATTAATGCAGTACTTGATACATCTGCTACAACTATAGCTGAAACATATAATACTCAGACTCTTGAAGTTGTGGATAGATAGGTTGTTAGAACTGAGAATACTGAGCAACTTAACAATGATGAATATACTGTTACAGTCGAAAATCTTGATGAGGAGGTGGGTGAATGAATCTTTTTAAGCAGTACGGAATAAAAGAGGTCGCTGATGTAGTATTTTATAGTATTACTAAAGTAGGCGATGAAGAGTTCTACACTCCCGTCCTCGTTCTCGATACTTTAAAGGTTTCCACAATTGAGAAATCAGCAGAGAAAGTTGAGGCTAAAGGTGGTAAAGGCAATAAGAAGTTAATCACTTGGAACTTCGGTAAAGAGTTGACATTAAATCTTACAGATGCTTTATTTAGTCCAGCTTCAATGAGTTTAGTCTGGGGCGGAAAATTAAATGCTAAACTTACAGATTATACTTCTGCTATTGTTAAATGTAATATGGCTAATAAATATGGTAGCCTTAATTATTCTACAAAAGCTTATCCATCACCTGCTCTTACAGATGATGAATGGGAACTTATCTTTAAGGCGGCACAGGAAACAGAAGTTCCTTCTGGTGCTGATAATGACCATGACACTGTTTACTTTATTGAAAATCCAACTGGTGATGAACCCTGGGTAGAAGAAAATAGAACAGAGTTAAGAAGACGCTATTTCAATAGAACTTGGGTAACTGAGTATACATAGGAATAGATGACTACTTCAAAGCCATTTACAACTGATGATTATAATTCAGTAAAGAGCTTTACAACAGCTACAACATAGGACGAGTGGTTCCGTTCACAGGCCGCCATGCCAGAAATTGTTTTAGCGAAGATATTCTCTTATATCAATGAGTTGAAGAAGCTCGGTACTATTGAAACTGAAATCTATGACACAGAAGTTGTTGATAGAATGGAAAAGTGTATTGTTAAAAATAGAGATGGTCTTACAATTAGTACAGCAGAACAGAAAAAGAACTTGCTTAAGTATTATCGTAATGACCAGTCAACCAGCTATGTAATTTATTACGATGCTAAGACAATGCTCCCATTACTTGCTGTTACTGATGAAGGATTTATCAGTGGATGGGATAGCGCAGACAACCCTGGTATATATGATAAGGACTTTAATAGAGTTACAGACAATGACTTATTTAGAATTAAGCAGGGAACTGTTTATTATAAGTGGAGCCGCACTGTTAAAAGAAAGGTTGGCGACGATGATGGTATCCTCGGAAAGACATTTGTAATTGATGCAGAGACTTTCCCAGATACATATAAAATCGTCGGAGAAACTTACATTCGTGAGCAGAAAACTGGTAAAGACCAGCGTTATCAATTTACTATCCATAGAGCTCAGGTTTCTTCAGATACCAGTATCACACTTGAGGCAGATGGTGACCCTACTACATTTGAAATGAAGATTGATGTTCTTACTCCTCCAAATGACATTCAAATGGAGCTTAAATAGATTGATGTAGATGAAGATTTCATCCACGGTGGTACTCGTATCGTTCCTCAGAAATCTCGCTACACATATACTCCAATAGATGTTCCTAAGAAGAAGGCTGTCGGCTTCTCAAATGATGAACTATATTGATATTATGAGACGACTTCGGTCGTCTCTTTTCTTTATATACATCTCTATGAAAATCTACTTGTTATAAGAAAATGAAAAGGAGGTATGTCCAATGGATAATTTTGTTGGAATGAAAGAGCTTTATGATGTCTCTTTAAGACTCAACTCTCCTTTAGAGATAGGTGGAAAGAAGTATGATATAAATGAAACTATATTAAGTTTTAAAACCGCTGAGATTGCTCAGATAAATGAGATAAAACGAGAAGTATCTGCTCGTGGCGGCTATCATAATCCAGCCCTTGTAAATTGGGAAGTTGATAAAGAAATGAACTTTGCAATAAGTCATGGTGTTCTTTCGCCAAAGAGTTGGGCATTACTTAGTAATTCAAAATTGAAAGAGCCAGTATATAAATCTATTTAGTATAATTAGGAATTATAGGCAATTGAAGAGGGAGACTATTGTTATGTGGATTTAAAATATTGTCCAAATAGTTGTGATTGTAAAATTGGTGCATAGCCGAATCCTTGCTTTGAACCTTTGCCTATGGGTAGAAGACCAGAGTTAATGCTTAAACCATTACCACCTTCTAAGACTAAGTGGATATTTATATATGATACAGAAACGGGTTAGAGAGTTAGAGATTTTGAGATATATCAAAATCGTATATTCTTTAAATAGTCTGTGAGAAAGGTAGAGGTAGATTATACCTTTGATTATGAAGATAAGATTAGGACATTAGAAGTAGGTAATAGACTTCTAAATGGTTTTCTCCGTTTGCAGGGGAAAATGAGTGTAAAGGATGAAAAGAGTGGCGAAGTAACCACTGCGATATTGGAGATGCCAAAGATTAAATTATCTTCGAGTTTATCAATAGCATTAGGAAAGAACTACAATTAGTCTACAGTTAGTGACTTCTTCTTTACTGGTTATCCAGATGAAAGTAGAAGAAGAGAAGACCAGACTATTGCTTATGTTACTTTCTTAGATAGAGAATTAACTGGAGATTATATTTAAGAGGGCGGCGCGAGTTGTCCTCTTTTTGTTTGTGAGGTGAGAGAATGGCTAATATGGTTCAAAATTCCATTTTTGCTCATAAAGTTTTTGATGATATTGGAAATAGAGAATACAAATATGTGTATTTTGACGGATATTGGACTGATAACCAGTAGCAAGAACGTGTAGCATATGAAGATTAGCAAGGAGTCTTAGATTCAGAATGGAAAAGTGCCGTAGGAGAAACAAACCATTCTGATATAGCCGGCGGATTAGCAGCATTAAAAGGGCATTTCCAATTATTAAAAGCGGATGCAGAAAATAAGGAATAGGCTCTTTTAGCTACTATGAAATATAATGGCGCTTATAAAAATTTACCTGATAATGAAAAGGTTAAATTATGGACTCGTTTATTTTTATTTGGTTCAAATGAAAATAAAAGAATCTGGGACGCAGGTAATTCAAGAGATGTTGAAATAGCATTTGCTTTATTTATAAATTCAAAAGAATTTATTACACGTTATCGTAGTTCTGCAATCTATTCTGTTTTAAAAAGTACAGAATATGGTAAAGCACTCGGAAAAGACATGAGCATTGATGGTAATAAAGCGAGTGTAAGAAAAGAATTTGTCGATATGCTTACTAATTATCGTAATGGTAAATATAGTAATTTTAGATAGGCAGTCGTTAATTCAATGGAAAACTATTTTGTAGATACTGGAATAACATCTAATTATATATAGAATATTGTTACGGATGCTTTTAGATAGACACGTGACTTTACTAATACTTATAAATAGACAGCAGCAAGACGTAATATAAGCGAAAATACTGTATATGAAAATGTAAAAAAGAATTTAAAAACAAGTATGGAAGCTATGCTACATTCTGCTTATGAAGAAGTAAAAAAGACTATGGGTGATAGTGCCTATGAAGAATGGAAAAATAGTAAAATTGTTGATGATGTACTCTCAAGCCTAAAGATAAATTTAGGAACAGAAGAAAATCCTTATATAGTTATGGAAATAACTCCTGAAACTAAAAAAGATGGTGCTTATCAATCTTAGAGAGGGGCTACTCCGCAATAGAAAAGAAATAGTTTTATCGCTGCCGTCCAAATGTTAGCAAAAGAGATGAGAAATTCAAGAATATCTTTGGGCTTTATTTAGAACATGACTCTCGAATCTCCAACTTTTTGGAACTGTGTAGATGCTTTTGTAAAAAGTAGATTAAAAGCAGTTACAGATACTATTTTTAAAGATAACTCTTCTTTTTTCACATAGGACTGGAACGCATCTACTATGACAGGTATGTTGGGAGAATTATCAACCTATCTTACACACGGAAGCTTATCTAATTTATCTTTAACTGGTACAACAATAGATAAAGTTATGTATAATGGAAAAAGCATTTCTCTTGGTGAAAGTTTTAAGGATTTAAGTTTTATCTTTAATGGAGAAAAATATGGTATAAATGTTAAAAGATATACTACTTAGGAAAAAGACAGCTTTACTTTATATAGTGATAATGAAGGCGTTGGAATTAATTCGTAGTATATGTATAGATATTTTACTTCTGATGAAGTTAATTTAATTAGATTCGTTGCTTTAAATAGAAATTTCATTGTAAAGAATCTTAGTACAGCAGGGGAAGGAGAAGCTGATAGAATGATGATAGATTTATATCAAAGTCTTAGTTTAAGTCGAATAGATAATTTTATTCGTTTAAGCAGTATGGCAGATAAGTCAATAAATTTATTATATGTTATAAATAACTTAACAATACCCGCTTCTGTAATTTATGATTATATATTAAAAACTTTTAATGATTTAAATAAAGCAAAGACTTTATTTAATATTCAAATAAACAACACTCCTAATGCAAGCAGAATTGACATTTCAGATAGTTAGTCAATTGCTGATTTGCCTGCTAATGTGAGTGAGTCTAATAATTTATTAAGAGACTCTATAAAAATTAAATTTAAGGGTCTTACATTAACAGGTCTTGGAAGAATATTTAAGTAAGAGGTGAATTAAATGAGTACATAGACTGTTAAGTTTAAAGGCGAATTTGATGTAAGTTCTATTTTAAATTCAATAAAATAGATGCGAGCAGAATTAGCTAAGTCAGGTAATTCTTCCTTATTCGGTAATTTAGATAAGGAGATAGAAAAATTAGAAGGCCTTGGCTCAACTATATAGGCCCAGATAGGAAAAGGATTTGCCTCTTCTAAAGAATTTAAAACTTTTGAGTCTAATATTTCTAAATTGGAACTTGAAATTTAGAAAATTGGAAAAGGTTTCAATGAAGTTTCTTCTGACAATCTTGCCGCACAATTAAAGAAAATTGATGAGCAAACCGCAGAAATTGCTAATAAAGCTAAGAAGGCGGCAGAAGAATTTAGAAAAGCATTTAATACTGACATGGGCGGTGTTGGTAAAAATGCTAAAGAAATGAATAAACAAGTCACTTTGATGGCTGAACAGGGAAAGTCATATGCAGAGACTGAAAAGAAAATCGTTTCATTATATGATGAGAAAATATAGAAAGCGAAAGAACTTGCTGCGATTGAGAAACAGGCAATATAGGATTAGAAAAATAATCAGGCTGTCTCTACTGCTGGCTTAAGTAAAGATGCTTTTTATAAATCCAATGGACAAGGAAAAAGAAGCTCTGCTTTAACTGACACTCAATTTGAGGACATAAGAAAAATATGGGAAGAGTCTGTTAAGAATTTTCCTTCAGCAGGAAAGGCTTTAGATAACTTTAGAAAAAAATTAAAAGAATTAAATATAGTTAGAAAAGATAGTAATGCTGTCAATGATGCTTTTAAAGCAAGTTTTAATGAATATCAAAATGCTTTAAAAGCTGGTAATAGTGCATTAAAGGCTCATGAAACAGCATTGAGAAATGCTGAAAAGACTGAGAATGAACTTATAGCAGAAAAGAGTCGATATGTTGCAAGTTTGAAGTCAGAGGAAGCTGCCTATAACGAAACTGTAGGTATTGTAAATGCGGCAGCTGCAGCGGAAGCTAATGCCGCGGCACTTAAACAATAGGCAACTAATGCTTCAAATTAGGAAAGTGCTGCTATAAATGCTCTTAATGGAAGCTTAGCGACTGAAACTGCAAATTTAAGAGCATCTGCCGATGCCACAAGAGATTCCGTTAAATCAAGTGACTCTTTGAATATGTCTCTTGATAGTATGAAATCAAGAATTGCATATATTTTCTCTCTTGGTAATGCTTTTTATCAGGTAAAAAGAGCTATTCAGGATACTTTAAATGATGCGAAGAACATAGATAAAGCTTTTGCTTCCATCGCTATGGTTACTGATAAAACTGTAAGTGGTTTGTGGGAACACTATGGCGAATATGCAGAGATGGCTTAGAAACTTGGTCAGTCTACTGAATCAGCAATTAAGGCATCTGCTTTGTTCTATCAGCAAGGTTTAAAAGACGCTGAGGTTATGGAACTTACAGAAGAAACCATGAAACTTGCAACTCTTGCAGGTCTTGATTTTGAGCAGGCTACATCTTAGATGACTGCCGCACTTCGTGGTTTCCACATGGAAATGAGCCAGGGCGCACACGTAACAGACGTTTACTCAGAACTTGCCGCTCACGCTGCTGCAGATGTTAATGGTATCGCATACGCTATGAGTAAAACTGCATCTATCGCTAATAACGCAGGTATGTCTTTTGAAAATACTGCTGCTATGTTGACATAGATGATTGAAACTACTCAGGAAGCTCCAGAGAACATCGGTACTGCGATGAAGACAATTATCGCAAGATTTACAGAATTGAAGAAGAATGTTGCTGGTACAGCTGATTCTGAATTTGAAGACCTTGATTATAATAAGGTTGATACTGCATTAAAATCAGTTGGAGTATCTCTTAAGGATGCAACTGGCCAATTCCGTAATCTTGACGATGTATTTATGGAATTAAGTGCTAAGTGGGATACACTTGATAGAAATAGTCAACGTTATATTGCTACTATTGCCGCAGGTTCACGTCAACAGTCTCGTTTCATCGCTATGATGGAAGATTATGATAGAACTATGCAATTAGTAAATATTACTAAAGAAGCTGAAGGAAGAGCAGATGAACAATTTGCTAAAAACGCAGAGAGTTTAACTTTTAAACTTCAGTCTTTAGCAACAGCTTGGGAACAGTTCCGTATGAAGTTGGCTGATGTTAGCATCTTTAAAACAGTTATAGATGGTTTAACATCATTTGTTGATACATTAAATGAGTTGTCTGAATCTCCTGCTAAGTTAGTAACATTTGTAGCTACATTTGCTATTGTTGGTAAAATGGCTGCAACAAGAATGTTTAAGGCTTTCAAAGACGGCATTAAAGCTTTTTCAGGAGAAGGAAAAACTCTTATGTCTCAATGGCTTTCAAAGTTGAGTCCAAGTGGCCGCATGAGAATTAAACTTGAGGCAGATATTAAAAATTCTGAGAAAGAAATATAGAGACTTGAATCAGAAATTGAAGGTATTGGAAACAGAAAAATACAAATAAAAGCTGATATTACTGATTTTGAAAAGAAGAAATAGGCTCTTGAAGCAGAGATGCGTGAACTTTAGGCTTATGTTGATGCTGGTAGAGCAACTCCAAATTAGGTTGCAACTTTAGAATAGAAGAAAAACGAACATATGAAGATTGAGCAAGAAATCAGAGAACAAAATGCAGATTTGGCTGAATAGGAATAGTTAGAAATAAATAATCGTAGACAGCTTGAAGCATAGAATTAGGATTTAGAAAGAATGACCCAAAAGTATAATAAAAAGACTTTTGGTGAAAAGTATGGTAGAGACTTAGGTATGTCTGTTGGTATTGCTTTTTCTACTGCAATATCTTCAGCTATGGCTTCAAATGACCCATTAGAAGTTTTGAAGACTGGTGTAAAGACTACATTAGCAATTATTGTACCTCAATTCCTTTCTGCGATATTTACAGTATAGACTGCGGCAGAAGCTGCGGAGGCGGCAGTATCATTTGGTTTAAGTTTAATAGTTAGTGGGGTCGTTTCTGGTCTTGTTGCTCTTGGTGTTGCGATAAAAAACAAACTTGGAGATACTGAAACTTCAGCACAAAAGGCGTTAAGAATTGCCGCGGAAGCTAAAAAAGCCAATGATGAAATAGCAGAAAATGCTGATTCTACTAAAAAATAGGCTAAAGATGAATTAGAAGCCGTTGAAAATGCTCGTGCCTTAAAAGACGAATATACAAAATTGGCAGAAAAAGTCGTAAAGACAGAAGAAGAAACTGAAAAGCAAAAAGAGTTAGCTGAACAAATCAATGAAGAATTTCCTGATATGGTTTCATATTATAACGATATAACTGGAGAATTGACATTACAAAATGATTTGTGGGATGAGCTGTTAGAGAAATAGGAGTAGTCTGCAAAGGAACTTGAAAAGCAAGGCAAACTTATGTCAATGGCTGCATCTATGGCAACTTTTGGTCAGCAGATTGAAAATGAAGCTACTCAGATGAATCAAAAGCATGGATTTGATTATGCTGATTATCGAGACGCTATGTATTCTTATGTGGGTGGAGATACATCTGCATTTGATGAATTTGCTGAATCTTTAGAAAAAGATGCCGAAACAGTTAAGTAGTTATCTGATGGACTTAGAGAATATAGCGATGTATATGAATCAACTTCTATGGGCACTATTAAATATTCTTCATTAAAAGAAGCTCAGGCCAATGGAACTATGGACGCAGATATGGCATATTATCGCAATGCTTTAGAACTTGGTAGTGGCGGTATATAGTTACATATTGGTAATGATATTATACAAGGAAAGAATGGAGAATTTTATAATAGTAGAAGCTCTAACTTTATCGAAATATTGCAAAGAGCGGCAGATAATTCTGCAAATTCTGCTTAGCTTCAAGGCATAATTGCAAGATATATGGAGCATCCTGACCGTAATGATACATTATTTACTGAAGAAGAATTTAAGTTAATTACTCAGGCTTTAGATGATTATAGCGAAATATTAGAATAGAACGGAAAAGATGCTATTGAAGCAAGTAAGAAATAGACTGAAGAGATGGTTAAAGCTCTTAATGCCAAATTAACAAGTGAATTTAGCGAGTTATATAAGAAAGAGCATGAAGGTGCTTCTGAAGGAGAGATTCTTCTTGCTGGAGCTATTTAGGCTGCAGCTACATCAGAAGATGCTTAGAAATTAACTGCATTTTAGGAGGCTGTATTAAAATAGGATGCCGGTCATGATAATAATCATGTCGCTCTTGGTGGAGACGATGATGATAATATTAGCAATTATAAGGGGCAAACTGGTGTCACCCATGAAGCAAATGGCGTTTCATTTACTGAAGCTTAGGTATATAATTATTTATCTAAAGCTTTCTCAGGAGATATTGCCGCAGCATAGAAATTCTGGAATGAAGAACTCGGAACCGAAATATCAAGAGCCACTTGGGTATATCAATAGATACTCACTGAATAGGCAGAAAATGCTTTAACAGCTAAGAAATACTTTATGGATAATCCATAGCTAATGGCCGATTATGAGGCTAAATTGGCTGCAGCGAAAGAAGGTAATTTATAGGTTATACAAGAATTAAGCGACTTCTTAGAAGCTAATGGATTTGATACCGCAGCAATTAACAATGTCCTTGGTCAATACAAAGAACTTAGAGAAAAGATTGAAACTGAATTGGCTTAGATTGGTATTTCAGATGCAATTATTAAAGGAGCAAAAACATCAAATCTTTCTGCTTTAAGCTCCTTAATTTCTGGATATGTTGAACAAGGTTTCAGAGAAGCTGACGTAAATGGTTTCTTCGCTGATTTAACTAATCAATATGGAAAAATTGATGAGAATCTTATTGCCGCTGCCCAGAGCGTTGATTTAAGCTCAATTACATTAGCTAATTATGCAGAAAACAAAGATAAATTTATTGATAGCTTAAGGTCTACTATGGGAGAGGCCTTTAATGAAGGTTATGCAAATAGATTATGGGAGGACTTCTTTAAGTAGGCCGAAAATCATAATCTTGTAAATATTAAATTAACTACTGAATAGGCTATTGATGATTTTAAAAATAGTTTCCAAGAAGGACTTGATACTATTGTAGATAGTTCTAAAAAAGCAGCAACTGCCGTCGAAGCTTAGTTGGCCAATGGTTCTATTACTTTTTCTGAATATAGAGACTTAGCTGAAGAACTTGCAAATCTTGATTTAAATGTTGATGATTATGTTACAACTGTAGGAGATTAGATGGTCTTAGATGCGGAAGCATTAGAGGCTGCATACGATGCTCAGTTAAATGATGAAGAAAAACTACTTGAAACTGCAAAGGCTAAATTAAGAGCAGGAATTGAATAGTTATAGCAAGAAGCTGATGTTATATTAGGTATGAAAGCTCAAAATAAATGGAGTATTGATAACTATAAGGTATTAATCCAGTAGGTAGGTGCATCTGAAGCATTAGCAAGAAATATTCTTACTATGACTGGAAATATGGAAGCCCTTAATCATCTTGAATCTTCTGAGTCATTTACTTTTATGCCAGATTAGAAAGAAATTGATGAACAATATGATGCTATAGAAAAAAGAATTACTGAGTTAACTGATTTGTATAATGATGATGAAGAATTAAAGAAGAGACTTGGCTTTAGTGCGCTTAATGCCGCGGCATCAGAAACCAAGAAAAACTTCAAAGATGCTCATGATAATGCTTAGGAAGCTCTTGATAAAACAAAGAAGAGTGTAGAAGATTTAACTGATAAAGTTAAAGCATTAAATGAAGCTTTATATGGAAAAGCAGACCACGATAATAAACTCGATGCACTATATAATTATGCAACTGCATTAGATAGAATAACAAATTCAGCAAGTAAGACCAAAGAAGCTTTAGAAGATTTAAACAATGCCGGCGATGCTGAAGAACTTGTTAATAAATATGCTAATGAAATGTCTTAGGCAGCAAGTGTTCGTCTCGCTGAAAATGAAGTTTTACAGAGAGGTATTGAAAATTATCAACAAGTCTTAGCCGAAGATTTAGGAAAGACATTACAGTCATTGAATACTGGGGATAGACATATATCAACAAATGTATCTGATTACTATAGCTTTGATGAAGCTACTGGTGCATGGCTGGTTAATTTTGAAGCATTAAATGCTGCACAGATACCAGATGACTTTAGTGATTATGTTGAAAACTCTATAGATTAGCTTAATAAATGGTAGAAACAAATTGAAGATAACGTCGATGCAAATGAAAAAGCACTGAAAGAAGTTCAGTAGATGTAGAAAAATGCTCTTGGCAAAATAGTAGCTTTAGAGGATACAGTTAAAAATGTATTGAAAGATAAATACAATGAAGAAGTTAATGACTTAAAAGATAAGTATAAGAGTATGGAAGATGCAAATGATGAGTATTTAGATGCATTAGAAGAAGCTATTAAGAAAGAGCGTGATTTAAGAGATACTGAAGATGCTTGGGAAGAATTGGCGAAAAAAGAAAAACAATTATCTTTAATGCAAAGAGATACTTCTGGTCTATATGCTAAAGATACTCTTTCATTAGAAAATGAGATAGAAGACGATAGACAAAAACTTCTTGATGAAACTGTCGATAATATGCTTGAAACTATGAAAGAAATGTACGAAGACCAGAAAGAAGCTAATGAACAAAAGATTGAAGCATTAAATGAGCTTGTAGATGAAGGAGCATTAACAAGAGAAGCGGTTCAGATTATTTCTACTTGGTAGAGCACTGACGATATGATAGCTTGGATGTTTGAGAATAATGCAAATATTGAAGATATGTCTGAGGCAAAACTTGAACAGGAAATGATGAATTGGAATGACACCTTTAATGCGGCACAATCTGCATAGGTTATAAGAGATTCTGAGTTAGATTAGAGAATTTAGGCTACAGAACAAGGTATTGAATATGCTTTAAATACATATAGTGAAAGAGTTTCTACTTAGGCAACAACAGAGTTAGAAAATACAAGACTTAAAGTAGTCGAAGCAATTGAAAAAGCAGAAGCAGATTTGGCAAAGGCAATAGCAGAAAATAATAAAAATTCTACAGGAAACGGCACAACAAGTAATACTCCGAAGGGAACTTATACATTAACATATAAAAATGGCGATGATATTGCTGGAACAAAAATAGTTAGTGCAGCCGATTATGAAGCTGGAAAATATGACAAGACATATACTTATTATAAAGGCAATACAAGCTATTCTGCAACTGTTGCTTCTGCCGTATATGACGAGAATGGCGTTATACCAGGAAGCAAAATTGCACCATATACTCCAAATAAAACTACAATTCCATCTACAACAACTGATAATAAATTAAGTTGGGGAACTGGTTCTGGAAGTGGAGGGTACTGGGGTCCGCCAGAATTACCTAAGGATTATAATGGCGATGGAGCAGTTAATGTTGCAGATACTGTACTTTAGATGTAGAAAAAGGCTAATCGCTATGCAACCGGTGGACTTGTTCCATATACAGGTATAGCTCAAGTAGATGGTACTCCATCTCGACCAGAAGCATTCTTATCCGCAGAGGATACAGAACGTTTCTTGACTGCGGCACAATTATTTGCAATGTCACCACTTCTTAATTCTGCATCTGCTCAAAATGCTGTTTCTTCATCTATTGGAGATACTTCTATAGAAATCAACATTAATGTGGAAAGTATTTCAGATGATTATGATGTTGACCGCTTAGTAAAGCGTGTTGAGGAAGATATTGCTGAGGCTGCACAGCCTACAGGAACAGCAGTTATTTTAAACAAAAGAGTCTAAAGGTTATGGGGATAAGAAATTATCCCCATAATGCCTATTTTAATGAGGTGAGAAAATGGCAAAAATGAGAGATTTTGAGGGATTCCGTTTTGGAAATATTCATTCCTCAGACTTGGATTTAGTTGTAGTTAGTTCAAGTAATCGCTATAACAAAAATCTTCTCCCTCCTCCTAAAGATTATACCTTAGATGTACCAGGAGGGGATGGGAAATATTACTTTGGTTAGACATTTGACCCAAGAGATTTTACAGTAAATGTCGCTTTTGATAATGTAAGTGAACAAACCTTCCGCAAAATAGCTTAGTTGTTTGCTTGTGATAAATTACAAGACTTAGTATTTGATGAGTTACCTTATAAAACATATAAGGCTAAAATTAAATCACATCCAGACTTTAAGTATATTTGTTTTACAAATAGAGAGACTGGAGAAAGAGTTTACAAAGGAGAGGGTACTCTTTAGTTTATTTGCTATTTCCCTTACGCCTTTGGTTTTAATAAATATGTTGTTAGGGCGGCAGACTATTATAAATGTATGATGCCAGAAGATATTATTACTAATAGTATCGAAGAAAATCCATATAAGCGCCGCGGCCCTAAAAAGATGTTACCAGGTCTTATCAAAGACCATTATAATGTTCGTCCCAATATGAACACTCCTTGGAAAGGTGGCTATCCAACCATAGAGCAGACTCAATGGGGAGAACTTTACTTTACTCCTCCTCCATCAACAGATAGACCGGTTATTCCACAAGATTGTTCTGACGCACCAAATAATGATAATAAACTTCTTATTGATGTTCGTGGATACTGGAAGAATATACCTGAATGGCAAGGAACTGCTAAACTCTTAACTACACCAACATTAGACTATGACCAAGAATTAATTTACTTGCCTTAGTATAGTAAGAAAGATTATTACAATATGGACATTGGTTCAGCTCATAATACAAATCTCATGGGAAGTAGAATATTGGTTTATAACCCAGGAGACGTACCAGTTGAATTTGAACTCCGTATTGGCAATCTTATAAAGCAGTTTAGAGGTTGTGACCCTTATACATTTAGAATTTCTCGTCATAATGTATAGAGATTATTAATTGAAGATGCTGTTGATTGGACTGGATTAACAACATTTAGAGACGAAGATAATATACCTTATAAATATGGTAATAGATATTTTACTATTACAGAGGGTGTTAATAATACAAAATTAGTCGCTTCAACAGAAGTTGATGGATAGACTATTAATTTCTATGAGCCGGCGTATCGTAATCTTAAAATGGCTCATCCTAATCACACTTATTTAATTGAACCTATCCCAAGAGAAAAGCTTGGACATTTTATTAGACTTTTTTATTGGTAGAGTTTGCAATTAAATAAAGACGACCCATATGTAAAACAGGTTATTGATTTTGAATAGGGTAAGGCTATAGCGGCGCGATATGAAGAGCTCTATAAAGGCTGTATCACTGATGAAGAAAGATA